CTAGAAGCCAGAAGCCAAATCCAACGCTAGATCGTTGGAAATTCCTTGCGGGAATAGACAAAAAATAAACAATATATAATATATAAGGAGAATTCAAAAAATGTCTGTTTTACAAAAATTAACTGAAGGCATCGTTGGAAGGTCTCTTCATAGAGAGGGTGCTGCTTTACTTGAAAAGTGGGAAGCTACCGGACTTCTTGAGGGTATCGAAAACGATAGCAAAAGACAGGGCATGGCCCGTCTATTAGAAAACCAGGCCTCGCAGCTTCTAAAAGAAGCTTCGTCTATGGCAGCTGGTGATGTTGAGGGTTTCGCTTCCGTGGCGTTCCCCATTGTTCGTCGTGTATTCGGTGGACTACTTGCGAATGATCTCGTGTCGGTTCAGCCTATGAGCTTGCCGTCTGGGCTCATTTTCTTCATGGACTTTACTTATACTCATCAAAGAATGGGTATTGATTCCAGTGATTCTATTTACGGCGGCGGCGTAACTGGTTCCCAGATCCAGACCGGTGTCACCGACCTCACTGAAGAGGGCGGCGGTTTCTACAACCTGTCGAATAACTATTCGCATGCGACTGGTACTCTCACGGCCATGGCCGAATCGACTGGGGCTGACTTGGTTGATCCATCTGGAAAGGATGCTCCGTGTTGCCACGATGGTGGTACTACTACGAATAACGAGCAGGTGCCTCTGCCGACCGCAGGTGTTGCGGTTAGTTCTCTTTCGGAAGCTCAGAAGAAAGCCATCCGTTGGGATCCCGATATTCTTGGTGGTGATCAAACCAGAGAAGTATACAACCTGGCTTGCAGAATTAGTGCAGCTGATAAAGCTAAAATTAATTTGGACGCCCTCGGCGGGGTCGAACTTCACACGACCGTCACCAGCGGCACTCCTGCAACAACTGGCCTAACTAGCGGTGTTCAGGTGCGACGTTTAACCGAACTTGGTCGACGTCGATATGATGGTTCTATTGCTACTAGTTCCATTGATGATGGCTGGATTACTCTTTACTTTACTGCTGCCAGCGGCGACATGAGCCTTGGCAACGATCTCCATGCACTTAATGTTCCGCATGCGGATAACTTCAAGCAGGGAGATGCTCTTGGTTCTGTTGTTGGTACCAATAACTGGCCTCTTGAAGAACCTGATCCTGGCACTGGCGAGGATGGATCCTCGACGGGTAAATCTACGATCGCTGAGATTGATATTAAAGTTGAGAGTATCGCTGTAACCGCGATGACCAAAAAGCTCAAGGCGAAGTGGTCACCGGAACTCGGTCAAGATCTCAATGCTTATCATAATCTTGATGCGGAAGTTGAGCTTACTCAAGTCCTCTCTGAGCAGATTGCTCTTGAGATCGATCGTGAAATTCTCAATGACCTTGTAAAGGGGGCGAAAGCTAGTACGTATTACTGGTCACGTTCACCTGGTTTGTTCGTCAAGAGGACCACTGGTGCTGAGCTTGGTGCTACGGCAGCTGCTCCGGATTTCACCGGTACGGTTAGCGAGTGGTATGAGACGCTCATTGAGACTATCAATGATGTGTCAGCTCAGATTCACAGAAAGACTCTCCGTGGTGGAGCAAACTTCCTGGTGACCTCACCTGAAGTTGCTAATATCCTTGAGTTTACTGCTGGATTCCGTGCTAGTGTTACTCATGACACTGATCGTGGCTCTGTCGGTGCTGTCAATATTGGTAGCGTTTCTCGCAAGTTCGATGTTTACGTCGATCCTTACTTCCCGAGAAATGTTGTCCTTGTTGGCCGCAAAGGCGGTAGCTTCCTTGAGAGTGGTTATGTGTACGCTCCGTACGTGCCGCTGCAGGTCACCCCGACGATCTTCGGTACCGAGGACTTCGTGCCCCGTAAGGGCGTGATGACTCGTTACGCTAAGAAGATGGTCCGACCTGATATGTACGGCCTCGTGATCGTACGCGGACTCCTTGGTGAAGCTGGCGCAAGCTAGTCACTAGGTAACTTAGTCTAACCCCGTCTTGAGTTTTCTCTTGGCGGGGTTTTTTATTTTGGAATTTAAAACACCTCAACACTATTTATAATGATTGATAAGGCAGGAAGCCTTTTTTAAAAGGAGAAAACGAACATGAGTAAACTAGGAAGATATTCAGCAGACAGAAAAAAAGTTGAAGCACTTATAACTACAAAAACAGTCGACGTATCAGATTGTGGTACGCTCTTCACATTAGGGCTTGCCGGCGGATTTACCGTTTCTTTACCAAATGCCTCCGATGCCGGTAAGGGCTGGTGGTGTAAGTTTATTGTCAAGGTAGCACCTACTACTGCGTACCTTGTTAATGTGACCGACGCCGACGGAAACAATCTATACGGCAGCGTCCAGGGTTCCGAGGGCGGAGCTGGCGATTTGACTAATGGAACTGGTACTGATGTAATTACTTTTGTTGCTAATAAAGCTCAAATCGGCGACCAGGTTGAACTTGTTACAGATGGTACCAATTGGTATGCTCAAACGCAATGTGAGCAGGATGATGCAGTTACCTACAGTTAAAAAATTAATTAATTAACTTTTACCTTATCAACATCAAACCCCTTGTTCTTATCGAACAGGGGTTTTTTGTATGTATATAAGATCTCAAAATATGGATATGCCAAAAAAATATCGCAGGCAATTTTTGAGATTTTCAACTATTTATATAATGAACAAGGAGACCTATAATGGGTAAACGCAAGAGAAGATTACACAGTCCAAAATATGCTAAAAAATATGCTTCTGTAAGAGAAACCTACAATCGCCTCCGAGGAGTTGTAAAAGAAGCTGAAGCTGATGGTATGATTACTGAAGAAGAAGCTGCAGAAATTAAACAGGTTAAAGAAGCAGTCGTTGAAGCTGTCGTCGAAACAGTGGTAGAAGAAGTAGCTGAAGTTGTTGAGAAAGTTGAAGAGATTGTAAAGCCTGTGGTAAAGAAAGCTACAAAGAAAAAAGCACTCTTCAGTCCGCGCGCTACGAAAAGAAAGAAGAAGACCGCAAAGAAAGAAACCTAATTCATTATCTCCTAACTAATTATACTGATAGGAGACCACATGAATGGCAACACCGACTTTAACACCAAGCTCCCAGACGTCTGCTATAGTCCTGCCTTCAACTGGTTCTCTCGCAATTGCCGAGGTCGCGACTAACTATCCATATGGCCTGTATGTTGATACCAGCTCACAGCTGTATGACGTTAACTTTATTACAGGCGCCGTCGAACAGGTAACATATGTTTATCGAAAGCTTGGTGGTGATGTACTTGATTTAGAAGTTGTTGATAAGAACGTCTATTCCGCTTATGAAGAAGCTGTATTAGAATATTCATATATTGTTAATATACACCAATCAAAAAATGTTCTTCATAGCTCTTTGGGCGCCACGACTGGTACATTTGATTCTGATGGGCAAAGAACAGATACGTCAAGTGGCAGCAACGTAGAGCTGAAATTTCCAAAATTTCAATTTAGTTACACTAAAAAGGTCATGGATACGACAATATCAGAAACAGGCCTAGGAGGAACGACACCGATATATTCTGCTTCTTTCTCTCCAGAACAATCAATACAAGACTACGATTTACAAACAATCATTTCTAGTTCTGCCACTGATTCTACCATGGCTTTTTACAATAAGGTAGGCAATAAAAGAATAATAATAAGAAGAGTGCATTACAAAACCCCACATGCAATGTGGCGATTTTATGGTTATTATGGTGGCATGAATAGTGTTGGTAATTTATCAACTTACGGTATGTACTCAGATGATTCAACCTTTGAGGTAATTCCTCCATGGCATAACAAGCTCCAGGCCATGGCATATGAAGATGCCATATATACAAGAAATTCACACTATTCTTATGAAATAAAGAACAATAACTTAAGACTATGGCCAATCCCTACTTCGGTCAGCCCATCAAAGATGTGGGTTGAATTTTCAGTTAAAGAAGATGCTTGGGATTCTCAATCAGATAGACAAGACGGCATTGACGGTGTCAACAACATGAATACTTTGCCTTTAGCAAATATTCCATATGCAAACATTAATTCAATCGGTAAACAGTGGATTCGTCGATTTGCTTTGGCGCTGGTAAAGGAAACGCTAGGCCAAATACGTTCAAAATTTGGCACAATCCCAATTCCAGGTCAAACAGTCAATTTGAATGGAAAAGATCTAGTCACAGAAGGCAAAGCGGAACAAAAGGAGCTAAGAGAGGAGCTTACAAAAGTCCTCGATGAGCTGACATATCAGAAGATTACAGAAATACAAAGTGACATAGCCAAGAACACGACTGAGGTTGCTAGAGCTTTTCCTTATTTTGTTTACGTAGGATGAATTAATTAGTGGCACACGAAACAGACAAATGGACGCAACCGACACAACCTCCACCGCCTCTTTTTCTTGGCGAAAAAGAGCGAGATTTGGTTAAACAGGTCAATGATGAACTAATAGAACGAGTTGTTGGCCAATCTATTGCTTATTACCCTGTTGATATAAAACATACCAATTTTCATCCTTTATATAATGAAGCAATTATTAAATCATTTTTGTCTCCTGTTCGGGTTTATGCTTTGGTTGAATTTATGGGCCAAGAAACAAAAACTGATAAATTTGGGGTGGATAAAACTGTGAAAATAAAGGTTCATTTTCATAAAAGACGGTTAACTGAAGATCAAGATCTTTTCGTGCGCGAGGGTGATTTTGTTGCATATGGCGAAAATTATTATGAAATAGTTAAACTAGACGAACCACAAGAATTATTTGGGCAAGCAGACAGAAGAGTTGAAATATCTGCTGAATGTATTAAGTCTAGAGAGGGTCTGTTCGATGGCACATAAAGGCTCAATTAATGAAGAAAAAACATCTCGTGACATTGGAAGATATTCTTCTACTTTGGAA